AATACTTCCGTTATTAACAAAAGTACAAGCACTAGCGACTTTCATAGCGTCACCACCAGCAGATCCGTTAGATCCACTACCACCATTGGCAGAACCTGCACTACCACCAGCACCACCAGCACCGATAATAGTTCCGTTATTAGTAATAGTTATTGGACCAGCACCACCAGAATCAATCTCTAACCCATACTCAGCAGTATCATCAGCACCAAGAGTAGTGTTAGCTGGTATAGTTACAACTTTGGGGTAGTCTACAGCATAGTCATCACCAAACTGAGCACTTAAATTTGACTCTGTAATAGAACCAGTTGCATATGTAAAACTAAAACCTTTAGCTTGATCATAATAATCACTTACATCAATAGCACCAGATGTTGCAACAGAAGCAGCGAGATTTGTGGCAGGATTGTTACCAGCTTTTTTTCTTATGTTAGAACCACCTCTATAAAGATCTCCAAGACTAATTGAACTCGAACCACCTACAAATTCAGTTCTTAATGCAGAGAACGCTAAAGATTGTCCAGAACTAGGTATTGCCACTGATTAACCTCCGTTAAGAATTTGTTGTTTTAAGTGTGTTACTTCATTACTGAGTTCTTTGACTGCTTCCATCAAAACTGCTGTCAACTTACCATAGTCTACAGATTTTGTTTGCATCTCATCATCTGCTGTTAACACAACTTCTGGTACAATAGTTTCCATGTCTTGTGCTAATACACCAACTTGAGTTTTAGCATTTTCAACATCGTTTCTTTTGTAGTAAACACCTTGCATCCTCATAACTTTTTCTAAAGCATTTGATATTGGCTCTATGTCTGTCTTTAATCTTTTATCAGAAAAAGCAGTTACATCATTATTAAATGTTGCGGCTCCCGCAGCAGACATATCTATTGTGAGTGCTGTTATTTCACTTGTTGAATCTTGTCCTTTTATAATAAAGTCTTTATCGTCAACATCTGTGGCTATTACAAAATCACTTGAGGAGTTTATAAATTTTGCGATTGTTGTACCACCATCCTTGAATATTACATCTGCACCATCTGCATCTAATATTATATCTCCAGCAGAATCAAATGTCATATCACCAGAGTTTGTTTTTACTGTGCTAACATTTACAGAGCCACCAGATAAATCTAAATCTACAAAGGCATCCACAACAGCCGCACCAGAACCTGCACCATCAAGATAGACAACTTTTGTGTCTCCAGGTCCTATGGTTACGTTTGCACCAGACCCTTGTGATATGATTATGTTTTGTGATCCACTTGTAGCGTTCTCAATCATATGAACTCTTTTTAAAGTATTTGGACCTATGGTAATTGTACACGCAGAATCTAGTGTGCCAGTGTATTTAATGTACATGGCTCTACCTTCATCTGTCGAACCATCTGCTACAGTGGTAGTATGTGTGTCTGCATTTGTTGTTATGGCTTCTGTTCCAAAACCTAATGCCTCACCAATTAATTCTAAATTTGTATTTGTTGACGTACCCCAAGTTCCAGATTCGTCACCTGTGGTTATTTCTTTTAACCTAAGATTGTTTACATATGTTGCCATTATGCTGCCTTCTCTATCCAATTAGCCACTTGCGTGGGTTCAATTAAGCTATAAACTTGTTCTTCACCAGTTGCACCAGTGCCACTAACTCCTGTTAAAGATAACACAGAACTCGCTGTTATTGCAAGAGTCCCTGCTGAAATTGATAGACTAGCCAGTGTTACTGCAATATCTGCACTACCAGTAACTGTTTCATTACCTAACGCTGTTGTTCCAACAACAGTTGTAACTGGTGCTCCAGTTGTAGTTTGTATTGTATAAACAATAGGAGTATTGGCTTGTCCACCCATTCCAGAATGGTTTATACAATAATAATATAATGTTGGAGCGTCTGTTGCTACAGTAATTTCTGTATAAGCACCTGCTGATCCAGGGGTATTAGCTGTTGTTACCCCAGTTGTGTATTGAGTTCCACCACCATGCGTACCATCTGAAGTTGTGCTAAATCTTAATCCATGAGTGGCATTACTACTATCGCTTTGATCAAATCTGTAAGTGTTACCTTCAAACAGTTCTAATGTGTCTTGTTGTACCCCATCTATAAAATATTTGTTATACCCACCTACATTTACAACAGTAACTGTTTTTGTTATCGTTGTAGCAGAATATCCACTTATAAATGTAGAAGCAGAAACACCAGTAGCTGAAACAAGTGCCGTACCAGTAACTGCCTCATCACCAATGTTTACTGTACCAGTAAGTCCAGTTTCAACAACTCTTGCACCTGCACCTGCGAGTGCATCACCGATTGCCATTGTCCCTGCAACACCAGTAACACTAAAAGTACATGTTCCACTGACTGTTGGATTATTGGATTGACCAGTTGCTTCTAAACCAGTCATTGGAAGAGTTTGTCCTACATCGGCAAAAACACCACCACCCCAGACTCCAGAACTCCAACCATCATTACCCCAACCAGTTAAAAATCCAATTGTGGCAGATACGCCAGTAACACCAAAAGAAATAGGTATTTTAGGTAATACAGTGCCAACGGAAGCAGTTGCAGATATACCAGTAGGTGT